GCTCCCATGTAGCGCCCTTCGCTCACTTTTTCCTCCCTCCCTTGCCCCACTTAGCTATACATGCTCCGTCATGCTGTGAATCGTCGCAATAAACTCTCGCAAGCGCTTGATTTCCTTCAAGAGTAGCTCGTTGCGCCCTTTTTCGAGTTGATAGTTTTTCGCTAGAAGCTCAGTCGCATCGAGCCGCAGGACATCGCCGTTAGGTTGTACCTCAACTTCGCCATCAGCGGCTTCGTTCAGAAGCGCTTCGAGTTGCGCGATATTCGGTCTAGGTTTTACTTGCTCGCTCACTTGCGCTTACCTCCCTTGCCCACGATTCTTGGCGTTTGTCGTTGTACAGATTGCTCCAACTGCTCGCAATGCTTCTGTTTCGCGTGCTCCCCCTCCCCTTAGTGCGGTGTGTGGTCTCATTCTAAAATCGCCTAAAGTAGATCAGAGCGGCCTTTTCCTGAAACGCGCGTCGATCTCCATCTTTTCGACCTGGCGCTTGAGCGTGAAGAACTGCGCCGGGACTTTGACCTTCTCGTGCTGACAGCGTTGTGCGGTTCGCTCCATGGCGTCGGTGAACTCGCCGGTTTTCTCGACTCCGGCGAACTCTTCGGTCCAGATCGCTCGGAAGCGTTTCGGTCCGAAAGGTGCGAAATTTAGTGATGAAAAAGCAGCAGCAGAAGCAGCAGCGCCGTACTGCTTCTTCTCTCCTTCTGTATCTCCTTCTCCCTCTCCTTCTCCCTCTGTCTTGTTACCTTGTGTGTAACTTTGCCGGTCACTTCGCTGTAACCCTTTGCGGTATTTCTTTTGGCGTTGGTACTCGGACTGGTACTTATCCCAGTTGATCAGGGTTAACTTATAGAGCCGAATAGGGATCTCTTGTGTGATCTCGATCTGGATCTTTCCGGTGCGCTCGAAAAGACAGAAGGTTGCTTCGACATCCATCGGTTCAGATAGCAGCGATTGAAACTTCGTGATCGGATAGCCGACAAAGGATCCGTTAACCTGGCCGGCACAGATGATGCCTGGCGTCCTGGATCGGCCTGCCATCGCGAGCAGGTCAATCCAGAAAGCCCGTTGACTGTCTGTCATCTCGAAACGTGTAGTTCCATCGAGCCATTCGTTCACCCATAATTTGACCCATGTCCTTTTTCCGAAGCGGGGATTCAAGGTGTGTCTCCTCTGTGCGACAAGTTACGCTGCGCGATGTAACACGTCAAGTAATCCCCCTATGGAAAACGTGTGGGAAGTGTGGAAAAGTTAACGCTTTTTCTGCGGACGCTCGACTCCGACGATCTGCGCGCCGATGGCCACGCGACACTCTTGTTTCGCACAGAAAAGTGTCTCGACGATCACACCGTCTTCGAAGTCGTACCGAAGGCGTTTTAGCTCGAGCGGATCGGCGCCGCATCCCGGGCAGGTCGGATAGATCACCTCCGGGCCTGGCTGAACGTCAGGGGAGCTCGCTACGGGGCTTTCTTGGGTTTCTTCGATCACTTCCATTCTCCTCGCGCGATCAGTGTGTCGCGCACAAACTGCCGTTTTTCGTCGAGATCCTTGAAAAGCTTATCGCTGAGCATTGCGTTGCACCTTTTGCAACTAGGGTAGAGGTTCGCCGGATCTCTTAGCGAGCCCCCTTGGACGACCGGCCGGATGTGATCCCACACGGTCGCCCACTCCTGGAAGCAATAGCCGCAAGGCGTGAATGCGGGGATTCTGCGCTTCGTTCTCCCCCGCCTGGGGTTACGCATCATTTTCCGACCGATCGCTTGTCTGGCTGCCTGGCGTCGCCGGCGTACCAGGGATAAAGCGGCGTTCTACACGCGCGCCGCAATGTTGGAGGATCACGGTCGCGAACTCGACCGCTTGCGGTTTCGGGAGCGCGATCCAGGTGACGCGCTTCCCGAAGTCGAGTCGGATGAATTGCTCGTTCGAGCTCACAAGAAGCTGTAGTTCTCCTTCGTCGTGCTCGTTGAGCTTGCCGTCAGAGAATTCGCCGGTCGCTCCTAGCATGCCGGCGACCGTCATTCGACCGACTATGTCCGCGAGTTTCTTGTCGTCTGAGGGATAACCACAGTTGCAGACTTGCCTTTGTTCGAGATCGTATTCGGCCTGCGCGAGCGCCGCGCGATCGTCGAGTGTGGCTCGAGCTTCCGGCGGAGTGTTCGTTAAGGCGTCACGGGCTTCCTGGTACGCGCGAAGCCCGTTCTCGCCGAGTGGGCAATTCTCTCCGTGATGTACGGTGATCTTCAAATCGGTAGCTCCCTCTGAAGCGGCTCGATCTTGAGCCAGAATTCCGCTCCGTCGTTCCAGGCTCCCCACTCAATTACTTTTTTTGAGCGCTCCATAAGCAAGCGAAACTTGAATCGCGTTACGAGCTTCGACTTCCCCTTGCCGGTTTCCTCGACGACCTGGATCACGGCCTTCGAGAAGTCCGCGTCGACCGATAGGAGCGAGTTCTTCTCTTTCGGATCCACGAAGACGCGAAGCTGGACGCCAGGGATCCCGCCGACTTGCACTAGGGGATTCCCTGAGAGTTTCAGCCATTCCCAAGCTTCTTTGACGCGCTTCGGAATGAAGCCGTCGTGCTCCTTCTCGAGCGGAAACGAGAAGTCGAGATGCACGTACGCATCTCCGTCTTTATTGCGCTCAAGTCCGAGTCCGACGTAGCTTGCGAGGAGCCGGCCGTTTTGAACCGCGACGGGCTTCTTCGCTTCTTCCGGAGCGGCGAGCAGTTCTTTTTGCTTCGGCTCGACTACGTGCTCGGGCCCGAGAACTGCCGCGGCTTCTGCGATCGGATGAATCTTCTTCGGCGCCGGCGGCGGAGGATCTTCCGGATCCGCCGGCCGGTTCGAGAGAAGACGCTGCGAGGTCAATTTTCCTGAGTTTACTTTTCGAGCCATAAGGTGCGAATTCTCCTATCAGCGCTTTCGCGCGTTGTCTTTGCTCCCTGAGTACAGACGAGAGATCGTGATCCCTGTGCCGTTCATCCATGGGCGGGGCCTTAATTTAATTAAGCCGCTTTTATGCGCGGCTCGCTGTAGTTCTTGCACTTGCATCCGACGAGATGGCACGGCCACTTCATTTTGCCGGGGCGCTTCGGATGCAACGAGAAAGAGTGTCCGCACTTCGAGCATGCGGTCGGCGGCTTCATTGTGCGCCAACCTTCCGAGAGATCTCGCTCTCTTCCTGCCAGATCTCGATGCCCTTGATCGGCGCCTTGTCGCCGAGCGCCGTGACGACCTTCGTGATCTTCGAAGGAGTCGGATCGCAGTATTCGCGCTGAACTTCGTCGGGGTTTACGATCCGCCACTTCCAGCGCTTCGTGATGACGGAGCCCGATTGTTTCGGAGTTGCCGGCGCCGAAGGTGCGATCGCCGGGAGTGGAACACTCTTCGCCTGGTCGAAGAGCACGCCGGCGGCTTCAGTGTCGCCGCGCTTCTCGAGCTTCTTCGCTTCCCGGGTGAGCTCCTTCGCGGCTTCTTTCTGCAGGAGCTCGGCAGCCTTTTTGCGCGTCTCCGCCGCGATCCGTTCCTGCTCTCGGCGATAGACCGAACGTTTCGCGAGGAGCTCTTGTTTCGAGATCACGATCGGTTTAAGAAACTGATCGCGGAGCCCGACGGCCATCTTGTGAAGATTGTGAAGTCCGGAAACGAACGGGTCGAAGATCTCGCCGACCCGTTTGATAGCATGGTCGTGGCGCTCTATGAGCGCCCATGACGCGACGAAGTGATCCTCCGTCGTGATCACAAGCGACTTCGATTGATCGACGAGCGGAGCGATCTGGCTCGAGAGTTTCTTCTGATCTGGAATTTTCGGAAGCTTGAATTCCGCTAAAGCTGTAGTCATATCGCATTCTCCCTGTAGACTGAATTGAACTGCATCTTCCACGTCGACGCGTGCAACAAAGACGCGAAAACGTCGAAGTCGGACCGCTGACCGAACACTGTCACCTTCGGGAACCCGTCCGCACCAAGTTGTACGACCATTCTTTTCCTGACCATGAAGCGCGCGAGTGCGGTCGCGAGCCTATCATGCGCCAGACCGGCCGCATAGCCGGCGAGTTGTACCCCGTGATGCGGATAGACTTTCCCGATCTTCAACTCGGCGAGTGTCTCGTCCTTCTTGAGAAAACCGAAATTGTCGATCTGCATTCCGAAGGTCATCGCGTTCAGGTGCCCGATCTGCTGGAACTCAGACAGGATCGGTTTATAGCCGGTTTGTTCCTTGAAGCGGATCCACGCGTCGAGGTACGGACGGACGCGATCGTCACAACCGCCAAACTTCGAAATGTTGTGAAGATGGCAAGCTTTGTGCACCTCACGGCCGAGCTCGGAGCGCTTTTCGAGCACGTCTTCCGCGATGTACGGGGAAAGAAATTGAAGTGCGGAAGAGATCACCCCGCTACAGCTTGGGATGATCCGTCCGTTCAGGGAGTATTCGTGTTTATCAGGATCGAACGCGAAAGCGTCGAGCTCGTAGCGGTTCACGTTCCCTCTTTCATGACCTTGAGCACAGCGGAAAACTGCGATTTCCGGACCTGACGAATGCTAGTGATCCGGTACGTTTTGTGCAAGTACGCGTTCACCTCATCGGGAACTTTCCAGCCCGAGGAAACCGCGGCGGAGAAGATCTCGGTTTGCTGTTTTGTGTCGATCACCGGATCTTCACTTGCCGGCGGGATCACCGCTTTCGGAACGCCGGAGTTCGCCGGCTTCACGTCGATCGGTTTCTTGGTCGGCGGATTTTTGGGTTTCGCCGATTTTTCTACGGGTGCGGCTTTTTCCTGTTTTTCCTCTGCTTTTGAGGTGACTTCGATCGTCGGCTCGAGCGGTTCGTCCGATTCAGGCTCCGGCGGATTCTCGACCACTTCGAAGCCGTGAAGCGTCGGAACGAGCAGGCCCTTGCGCTCGCCGTACTCGTCGATCATCACCGCGCGGAGGAGCTCGGCGCGCTTGTCCGTCGTCGACATCGGGAGCCGCTTCGCAAGCCGGCGGACCGGAGTCTTCCTCCACATCTCCGCTTCGTCGGTCACCCATGGCGTCGACTTTTTGAACTTGATCCACGAGCGCCAGGAGTTCGAACGATTGCGCGCCGCTTCGATCTGAACCTTCTCCATGTATTCGAAGTCCGTTCGGCCGGAGAGGAACTCGACGACGGCGTACGCGCCGAGCCAGTTGTCGCTTTTATCGTCCTTCGGGATCGGTCCCGGTGCGTGCTGCAGTTCGCGCCTGGTTCCGAGTACGCGCTTGAACTTGTCACCGCGGCGAACGATCTCCGCCGAGATGGAACTCGTCGCTCCGGACTGGTAGGCGAGGTGCATGAAGCCGCGGTAACCGACGATCAGCGTGCATTCGCCGGAGAAGGGTACGAGATAAGCGTGTCCCATGACTTTCTCGAGCTCGAGCCCGAGTTGTGCGGATTCGATCACGCAAGCGGTGATCGAGAGCGGTGAACACTTCAGGAGCGCATCGCTCGCCATGATCATTGTGCGCGCCAGGCGTACGATGTGATCCGGCGTGATGATGCCGCTCTGAATCGCGCGGTTCGGAAGCGCTCGAGCGAGTTCGTCTTTGAAGCTTTTGCTCTCGATGAGTGTCAGGACATCTTTGTTCGGTTTCGTGAGTGCGGTGTTCTCGGCGGTCAAAGTATTCTCCCTATTTTGTCGCGAGGTAAATCCCGAGCGCCACGATCGCGAGCGCGGCGAGCCAAGGCAGCATTTTCCAGACCGTTCGCTGTGCGAACGTGAGTGTTAAACGCGGCTTTGATGGGACGAAAAGTGCACCGGAACCGATGCACATCGGACAGATGGTATGCGTCGGAAGGTATCGCCGGCCGCGACAGTTCGGACAAACTCTCGCGTACCCTTCGACGACACCTTCCCGGCCGGCTTCGATGAGATCATCAAGAGACAGACATTGAATCGGCTGCAACGGGCGGGTTTGCATTGCCGGGTTTCTCCTTTTTCGCCTTGAAGTACTCGAACAGGATCTCGACGATCGTCGGACCAAGCTTGCGCCGGCGATCGCGCGCTTCCTGCTCAAGTTCGCCGATCAGCTCCGGCGTCAGATACGCCGCGACATGCCGATAGGGCGGCTTCTGCGATTTCTTCGCCATCATCACCTCCAAGGTAGATTATAGCTTATTATTTTTCTTGACGTCAACTAAGAATTTCTGGGATAATGGGTTCAATAGGGGAACGGTCCGAAGCCAGGTTTCCCCGAAGGGAGAATCGCATGGATCAAACTTTTACAGGTGGGATGGCCAGGCTCGCGGCGATCTTCGATCGCTTGCTGAAGCCGCGGCCAGTTGTCGAGGTTTGTGATCGTTGCGGCTATGACTCGTGTGTGTGTGGCGATCCAGACTTCGAGCTCTTCGTGTCTCAGGAGCTCGACGCCGCGGAAGATCGCGAGGTGCGCTAGTGAGCGCGACCGCCACACTCGCGCCAGTCCGCAAAGCCAAGAAAAACGCCGTCCCTGGCGTCACTACCTACTATGTCCCGAGCGAAGCCGATCCGAAGCAGGAGTACATCGTCGTCGCCGTCGATCGCGATGGGATCACGATCCGGTTCTGCCAATGTCCGGACTTCTTCACGCGCCGGCTTCCGACCTTCGGGACTGGACACTTCGAAGGTTGCAAGCATTGTCTTCGCACCGTTGATTTTGAGGAGCAGCAAGCATGAAACACCTCGACTCTGACAAAATGCTCGAACCGTGCGATCTCCCGCAACTGATCCAGGTTCGCAGGGCGCCGGGACACTGGCGGAGGTACGAAGTCACGATCGTCGACGAGCGCGGCGACTTCAAGACCGTCGTCGCGGGATGCGTGAACCAGGACGACGCGTACGATGCCGTCGTCCCGTACGTCAACACGAACTACCTGAAGAAAGTGAGGATCAAGACGCTATGAAGATGACGAACGAAGCGCTCGAGCGCTTGCGGGAAGCCGAGTCGTTCATCGGCGCCCCGATCAACTCTCTTTTTATGGATAACCTAACCGGGGATCCGAGGAGAGAATGGCTCCGATCCGTCCGCGAGATCCTGAAGGTGAACGGAATCGAGCCCGAGAATCTGTCTGGAAGGTGGCACACATGAGCTTTGTACACATACTGATCGCCGCTGTGATCGGTTCGATCCTGATCGGGAAGATCGTCGAGCTCTTCGCACGAGCGCGCTTCTGGTGGCGGATCCGATGAGGTGCCGACTCGCCGAATACTGGACGAAGTTCGCCGACAACTGCCTGAAGGACGCTTCTGCGGTTCAGCGGAGCGAGATGCGGAAAGGCTTCTTCATGGGAGCGATCGCCGTGCTCGAGATCTTCGCGCTGAACTCTTCACTAGGCGATCAGATCACGCCATACGAGGAGAGCGTCTTCCAAGATATGCACGCCGAGCTCGAGCGCTTCAAAGACGAGATGCGCCGACGCGCGGCGGAAGAAACTCAGCATTAAAACAAAAACCACGGCCGGGCTCCCGAGACAGCATAGGAGTCCGGCCGTTGTGTTTCTGCTCGTACTGCTTTGTAGTAGATCAAGCCGCCGGCGTTGGCGTGGGGTCCACAGGCGCCGGCGAAGGAGGTGACGCAGGCGTCGCGGCGTCGACCGCCGGCGGATTCGGAGCAGGAGCCGCGGCGGCGATCGCTTCTTGTTCCTTGGCGACGGCGTCAAGATCCGCGGCCGAAGGCAAGCCAGCATCGTCCTTTGCTTCGGGGGATCCCGGGATCGCGGATCCGGCGGTCTCTCCTCCGAGATCTCGGAGAATAGCGGCGGGACCGTTCTTCTCGACGATCTCCGTCGCGGTCGGTTCGGAGTACCCACCCTTCGACATAAGAGTCTTGACGGCAAGCGCAAAGTTCGGATCGCCGTTCGTGATCGAAGCGACCTTCGCCGGCGCCGGCGCCGCTTCTGGCACGGCCGGCGTTTCCGGAGATCCTCCGGTGAGATGCTTGATGTCAAACCAGTGTTCGCGGCCGCCGGCATGTTGAACGAGAACGGAGTTCTCTACCACGTCGCGAACGGTTCCAAGAAAGTGCACAGTATCGCCGATCTTCATGTTTCACCTCGAAAGAAGAAAAAGGAGCGGAGGTCCGAATTCCGCTCCCCTCTCGTGAAAGACATTCTAGGGAGAATGCGTCTAGAGAGTACTATTGCCACTCGCCAGAACGCAACTGTTCTGCTAAGCGACGCGCACGATCGCCGACCTGGTTTGCCCATTTCGACTCGATCATCGCGGCCGCGGCGGCATCCCACGCGCCGCGCTCCATCTGTCCAAGCGTGTCGTGGAACGCGAGAAGACCATGCACGCCGAGATTGAAGCTCATATTCTGCAACACGCCGCGACGCGCATCGTTGAGCCCGAGGATCCAGGGGAGAACGTGCAAGCCGCCGTCGACTTCCGCGACATCGGACTTCAGGAGCGCATCGATGATGGGATCCGGAAGTCCTTTGTCGGTGAGATTGTGCCCGACGCCGATCGTCAGTTTCCCTACCGTGTCAGTGTAAGGGAAGCGCTTTCGACCTTCGTCGCGCTCAAGCTGTGCGTAGATGTCCATCTATTGTTTCGTTCCGGCCAGCCCCGATGGTGCCGCCGGCGTTCCGGGAAAGCTCGCCGAGAATTCGTTCGAAGGACCGCTCGACGCGGTGATCCCCGACGAAGTCTCGACCGCCTCGACAACGTAATAGTAAGTCACCGGAGAGCTCCCGAGTGTGATCGGATCGGTGTACGTCGTTCCCGTGATCGGCGTCGCGTTGAGCGGAGTTCCGGAAGTTTCTGTCCCGCTCGAGGTGCTGCGATAGACGTTATAGCCGAAGGTGCACGGCGATGTGCACGTCGCGGCCGAGGTCGACGCCGTCCAGGTCAAAACCGTACAGTGTGCGGCCGCTCCGCAAGCGCTTCCAGATTGCGCCGAAGCTTTGAGCGGAACAGACTTCTCCGCCGGCCTGGCCGCGGCCACGAATGCGGTAAAGAAAAGTGCAACTGCTAAAAGGCTGAGTCTTCGAGTCAAGTTATCCTCCGTTTGCTGTCGAGAGATTCGCGGTGAGCGTGTCGTGCGCGGCGCTCGAGCCGAAGTAATAGTTCACAATCGAGATCCACGCCGTTCCGAGAGCGCCAGTCATGACGTCGAGGATCTTTTCGCTTCCGGCCGGCGCGACGTGGAACATCGTCAGGACGAGCAAGCCGAAAAACCCTACGGTGATCAGCGTCGCGAGCGCCGGCGTGATCCAGGATTTCGTTTGTATCTGCATCGTCCTGGCCGACGCACGATCGTCTGCGGCGATCTTTGCGAGATCGGTTTCGTGATCGAAACCCATCTTTTGCATTTGCTGTTTATAGGCGAGTTCGGCTTCCTGCAGTTGCGCGGAGAGTTCCGGTGTCATCTCTGCGTTTTCGAGTGCGGTCATGACGCCGTCGATCGTCGGGCTCGCAACCTTCAGAGCCGGGATCTTCGAGAGCAGGCTCGCCGCCAGGTTGCCGGCCGGACCGGCGAGCGAAAGTCCGGTCGTGATAAACGGCATAGCCTTCTGGAAGAAGCCGAGTACGTTGGCCATGTTAGAGCTTTTGGGCGGAAGCCTTGATCCGCGCGGCGAGGTTCACGCCGGCGCCGGCCGCACCCGTCGCGACATCGGTCGCGATCGTTGAGAGTTCCGCCTTCACCGCGGCGGTTGCTTTCGCGCCGAACCGATAGCCGCCGAACGCTCCGACGGCGAGACCTGCGAGTACTGAGATGACGATTGCACTGATCATTCGAGCTTCTCCTTAGGCTTAGCAAGTTCCGGAATCTGCTCCGGTTTGTAGCCTTTTCTCAATATCTGTGTCAACAACTCTTGACGTCCGACCTGTTCCGGACCGAGCGCGGCCTTCGATCCAACGTGCTTCGTGCCGACATCGATCCCCGCGTTAATTGCCGCTTCGCGAACGTCGAGGTTCTTCAGATCATGGATTTTTTGTAAGAGTTCGCGATTGTTGCCGACGGCGTCGACGAGCTCCGGACCATTCGCACGCACGAATCGGCGAATCTCCGGATCCGGATACTTGATTTTAATCGGATCCGTCTCTTCGGCGGCCTGGCCTGGTGCGATAGGTTGGAGTTGATCTTTCAACGGTACGTTTCGCTCGAGCGGCTTAACGCCTGTCGCCTGGTTCACGACGCTTTCGATCGTGGGCTTCGGCGCCGCGATCGGCTTCAGTCCTTCCGGTGATCCGGTTTCCCATTCGTTGAGATCTCGAGCTTCCTGGTGCTCTTTCCCGAAGAGTTCGTGAAACTTCTGTTCCTCAGGAGGAGCGCCGGCCGGTAACGGTCGGACTTCAGTGTCGGCGAGTGTAACACGACTCGGGGAAAGTTTGGGACGCAAGGGAGAGGGAGCCCCGATCGGCTCGATCGGCGTCGGCCGGCGGACCGGACCGAGCTCGCCGAGATCCACACGTCCGGAAGACTCTGCGATCGGAACGAGCTTCGGCGGCGCCGCGGCTTCGGTAATCCGCGGTAGCACGGCGGGAATCTGAGGAGAAACCACGGGTTTCGCGGCGGCGCCTTCGGTAATTGACGGTAGCGCCGCACGGCCGGCGAGCGCTTCTTCACCTTCCGGACCGGCCAGGAGCAATCCAGTCGTGCCGGCGATGTTTGCCCATTCGCCGGCCTTCTTCGTGACGTCCCCGATCTTCGAGAGGATCGGATGCTCCGCACGGCCGCCCGGCGTGTAGTTCTGAATATCCTCGAGCGGTCCAGGGACATTCCTGGTGATGTTCGAACTCGGAACTTGTTCCGTTTTTTGCGCGGCCAGGGGATTGCTGTGCGTGACCGTCTTCGTGCCTGGCGCGCTCGAGACTTGCGGTCCCATCGTCGCCGTCGTGTCCGGAGCTTCCGCGGTTGTGCCGCGGATCTTCGCGACGCGCGCGACGACTTCGTCCTGCGAAAGATTCGCTCCCTTCAGATCGTAGATCGTTCCATCCTTCGCCGTGAATCGGGTGTAGCCGGCGGGGATCTGATCTTGAGCGTCGTCGGCCATTTTATTGTTCCACGTAGTGACCGGGAGCGACTTGCTTCACTGTGCCAGTCGGCGCACCTTCGGTCTGCTCTTGTACCTTTTGCGGAGTCTTCATCCCGGGAAGGTTTGTCGGGAATCCCCCGTTGACCTGATCGAGATTTTCTTGCATCGCTTTCATTTGAGGATTCGCGACACTCGAGCCGACATAAGGCAGCGGGAGATTGTTCCATTCGACTTCGAGCGCTTCCTTGTTCGTTCTGGCGGACCCGGACACGACGCGGTTGTACGCGATCATCGCTCCTTTCGCGCGTAGATAGCCGATGAGCGCGTCGCGTGATTGCGGAGTGAGATCGTTCCAGGCTTTCCCGACCTCGCCGTGCTCCATCATATCCATCGCGGCGCCCATGGTGAGATAGCCCATCTTCTCAACGTCCGAAGTATTGACGCCGGCGAGGATCCGCCGCATCGCCGCGGTCTGATCGCCGGGAATCGCTTCGGTGAAGGCGTTCAGAGACTTGTTGTAGGCAGAAATATTTTTCTGGATATCGTTCAACTGACGAAGCGCCTGGCGGTCTTTGTTCACCGCGTCGGGCTTCATCTCCTCGAACGTTGCGCCTCGTGCGTCGGCTTCGGCCTTGTTGGTGTAGATGAGTTGACCGCTCGGATCGACGGCGTAGCCCATCGTATGCGCGTCTTTGCGTTGCTGAGTTCGATCGGGAGCATTCGCCGTACGATATTCATTGGCGGCTTTTTGCGCGGCCGCGAGAGCTTCCGCGGCTTCGGACTTCGTCGACTTCTCGGTGATCTTGTAGCCGCCGGCGTCGATGCCGGTTCCCTTCAAGACGTTCGCGACTTGTTGCGAAAGCTGTGACGCACGGTCCGCGCCGATCGGTCCGCCGGCTGCATAAGCGTCGAGAGCCTTCGAACGGTTCTCTGCAGTGTCAGAGAGCGCATTGTCCTTCAGATACTTCTGAACGAAGGTTTCCTTGTCGTCCGTCTTAGCCGGCTTCCCTACAGTTGATCCGGCCGGCAGTGCACCAGGAGCCGCGGAGGGTTGTACCGGCAGTGGCGTTGCTCCTGGCGCCGGAGCGCCGATCGGAGCCAAAGCGCCGCCAGGTGTAGCGGCTGGCGCGCTTCGCGGTCCGATTGTTGGAACAGTTCCTTCGGGAACCCATGTCGTCGATTGATCGGGGAGCTCATAACGCTGATAGCGGTTTCCTTGTGCATCGGTCGCGACATTCTCGTCGCCAGGAAGGAGTTTCGGCTTCGGGTTTTTGCGCGCTTCCGCTTCGCTCGTCAGGTTTTCTTCTTGCGCCTTGCGGAGCCCTTCTATGCTCTGCTCTTTTTGTTGCTCCCCGAGCCTGGTTTCGAGAGCTTTTTCGGTCGCGTCGCGGTTAAGCTGAGTCCCGGGGATCCGTTGCATAACGCCAGGCGCGAGCACATCTCCGGCGATGTTGCCGATCGTGCCGGCGACGTGGCCGATCTTCCCGAGCACGCCGGGATGATTCGCAGGTGTACCCCAAGGGTTTTCCTTTTCCCACTGGATCTCGGAGAGCCGGTTCTTCGTCTCTTCGATCGAGCCTGGCTCGGCCGTCGGCTTCGCAGGTTTCGCGATCGGAGTGAGAGATCCCCCGAGGCCGGCGTTTCCGATCGGTGCGAGATCCGGAGCGGTCGGAGCGGCGGCAGCCGCGGTCATCAAGATGCGCTGACGCGCAAGCCGTTCTTCGTCGGTCAATTCATCGGGATCGCGTACGAGTGTGTCGTCGGCCATAGGTGATTATCCGAAAATGCTACTCGCGAGAAGTTTTCCACTCGCACCACCGAAAGTTTGCGCCGCGGTATTGAGCGGATTTTGTGCCTGAGCCTTTGCCCATGCGTCGATGTCTTCCGGAACGAGCCCTTCGTTTTGTGTCTGAGCGCTAACGTCCGTCCCGTACAAACCTTGCAGTTGTTTAAGCGCGCTTGCCCGTTGCTGTTGTTTCAGCATGGCGTTCTGGTTTGCGACATCGAGCCCGACGCCGGCATTCGTGCGCGACTTGATGCGTGCGGCTTCATCGAGCACGCCGGCGGTAGATCCTACATTTCGCGACCTGGCGGCCTTTAACCCGGCCTCTCCGGCGATCGCCGCATTCGTTCCGCCGGCGCCTTCCTCTCCGGCGACGAGTTGATTATTCACATCTTCCGGCGAGAAGCCTGGCGCATTGTTTACGTCGCCTTTCAATGTCGGAACAAGAAGGTCGCCGATACCGGCGGCCGTCGTGCCGTAACCGCCGGCATTGCTCGAAGCCGTGCCGGCTGCGTTGCTTGCTTGCTTCGCTGGCTTAATGCCGGCTATCGGTTCAGTTCCGAAAAGAGGATCGCTGTTCACTCTGCGAGTTGTGCGTTTATATGATGTCATGGTAGTAGAGTTCACCCGGCCCACGAGTCCATCCAAGATCTTTCAGTCGATCTGCGAAGCGTCCTTCGGCCTGCGCGATAACGATGTCGACTCCTTTCGTTCCCGCTTCTTCAAACATGGCATTGTGCAACCGCTTCAAGGCTTCGAGTCGTTCCTCCGGCGTGCGCCAGGAATGGTCGACGAAGAGCGTCGCGTCGAGATGTAGCCGGCCGATCGCTGCCATCCGAGGAATATCGTTCTCGTCGACCAGGCATTTTTTCAAGATCACAAGAGGGTGCTCGAAGTCCGGAATCGGGTACTCTCCCGAGTGCATCCGTTTGATAGCTTCGAGATCCTCCGGTTTGTACTGTCTGATCACAAGAGTTTAGGCGGCGGCGGACGCTTCGGAGCATTCGCCGGCGGTCGTTCGATCACGAAGCCGAGTCCCGCTCCGCCTTGTGATCCGTCGGCTCGAGCGGTTCCGGATCCCTGCGAAGGCAAGTAGTTGATCGAGCTCGATCCCGTCAGCGTCACCGCGGTCGGAGCTCCTTTCGTGCCGAAGTAGGCGATCTTTTTTTGCGGATCCGAGCCGAGGTATTGAGAGTAGGCGCGAAAATAATATTGGTGCTGCGCGCCGGATCCGTTTTTCGCAGCGAGCGCTAGGACCTTTCCTCGAGACGCGCCAAGGTGCTCGACGTGCGGATTCGCGAAGCTTGGATCGTTGTCACTCCACTCGAGCATGTATTGAACGTTTTTCTTCACCTGAGAATTGTCGCTCAAGGTGACATGGACGTGATCCGATCCCGCGACGACGTTGATCCCTGCGATCGGCGGCGGCGGCGATGACTTGCCTTCCGTGTTCATCCCGAGATGATTCAGCGAAACGTTGACCTGGTCGACGAACTGCTCGAGCAGCATCCCGAGGTGCGGATTCCAGTTCTTAATCTCTTTCAGGAATTGCGCCGATACGCTCATACACTGCCTGACATTGTTCCGCGGATCGGCGACCAGGTGTCAGCGAGCAGCGGAAGCACGACTTTGCTGACGCGCCAGGCGGAGCCGACCGAGTTCGTTCCCCACCGAATAAAGAACCGCTGCCCTTTTACGTTGACGCCGACTTCGAGATCCCCCTGACTGATCGCCGAGAGTGTCAGCGGATCAAGCGTAAACGGTAGATTCTGCGGTGACTCCGGATAGACGAAGGAGCTCAACGTTCCAGAGCCGACCGCGAGGATCGTCATGTACGGGACTTCCATGCGGAAGAGTCCGAGCCCCTTGGCGTCCGCGGTCTCCGGCTTCACGAAACCGTACGTGATGTAGAACGAGTTGATCGCGTTTCCATCGTCTGAGAGCGCCGAAGCAAGCAACGAGAACACTTTCGAATCGCCGTAGCCTGAGGCGAAAAATTGCGGCCAGTTGTTATCGGCGCGATCGATGAAGTCCGAGTACGGGCTCGCGATATTCCAGAATGACCATTTGCGCGCCGGCTCGGGAGCCATGATCCGGCCGGTGTATGTGGCCTTGATCGGCGGCGTCGAAGCCATCATTGCGCCGGTGTTCAGTTCCCGATAGTTGCACATCAAGACGACGTTCGGTTGCGTCGGATTCGCATTGACGGGAAACTCCGGCATGTACGCGTTAGGCGTCGCGATCGGAACTCCGACGGTGAAGCGTTTTTGCTCTGGATCGTTGCGGAGCCAGATGGTATGACCGTACTTCCAGTTGATCAGATCCCACAGCGGTTGAATCTCCTGTGAAACCTTGATCGGCTCGCCGCCTTCGAAAAAGTGCACGCCTTGACGGTCCGCGGTGAGCAGCCATCCCTCGCCGTAGTCATAGGAATGAATCCCGATCGTTCCGGTTTTTTCTGAAACCGTCTTCCACGGTCCCCATTGATTCGGCTCGGTGACTCCGTTATCAGAAACCGAGAACGCCGAACGCTCCTTCAGCACGTAGAGCAGATCGAAGAGATCGCCGGCGACTCCGTTGATCGGTTGCTGATTCTGATCCGGTCCGCATGCTCCGGTGACCAGGTCGAAAGCTTCCTGATTCCCGGCGTAGCTGGCCTTCAGTTGCGTCGTAAGTACCGGCGTGAGCGTCGGGAACGGTTCACAGCGATCGAGTTGAACGACGACGCCGGTCGGAATATTTTGCGCCCATATCCGGATCACCAGGTCCGAGGGAACCGGCGCGATCGCGGGAACGAGTAGCGTCCCGGTGAAGATTTGCATGTTCGAGGTCATGCTCGAGAGCGGAATCGAGAAAAAACCGGGGTACGCCGCTCCGAACTTCGGACTGAACAGATCGACGATCAGGTTCCCGCCTGCGGCGCCAGTCGGACAGCTTGCCGTGACGCGCACGCTATAGAGCACGGCCGGATTGACGATCGGAACGAGAAACTCGTCCTGATACGCCGGCTGCGTGATCATGCCGTACTGCGTTTGCGTGATTCCGCTCGAGTTCGAGATCTGGTACGCGAAGCCGAAGACTGGCGAAGCCACGACAGATGCGCCGGCACCGAGATTCGGATCCACGGTCCAGCCGGCGGGATACGTTGTCGTCACGCCTTGCACGGTCGCGCCGAGGATCCCGCCATCGAAACTGATATTTCGGAGGTTCGTGATCTTGTTCTGCTCGCTCCATGCGATCATGCGCGAAGCGTAGGTCAAGAGACCGCGACAGCTCCCGAGCTCGATGTCCGAGAAAAGATTGTTCCCCGGGATGTCGATCGCGGTCGCACTCAAGAGCACGCCGTCCGCGAACGAAAGCAAGATGCTTGTCGTCGTGTTGTCGTTCACCCATGTCGAGGTGTTCACGACAGAGACGCCGTTCGAGATCACTGTCACAGGTTGCGGGATGTTGAAGAAGTTTCCGCCGTTTGCGCCGGTCAGATGCACGATCCGCGCGATGACGTTCGGCGGACCTGGCAATAAGCCGGTCACAAGGATCTGCGCGGAGCCAGCAAGCACGTCGAACGTGAAGATCGGCGAAGGTTGTGTCACGAAGCCGGAGCGCGTCAGGTAGGAATAACAAACCTTTCGCACGCCGATCCCGATCTGCCCTTGCGCGACGATCGTTCCGCCGGTTTTATTCCCGACGAGCACAAGCGGGTCAAAAGTGAATTGCGTCCCGAAAATGATTCCCTGGCCGGTTTCAGCCGCTACCGAAACATCGGGCTTCGGGATGGCCACGGAGAACGAGCCAGGCGACGCCGCGGTGATCTGCACTTGACTGACGTTGAAGATCCCGTTCCCGTTGAGCGTCCCGGTTACGGTGACCAGCTGGCCGGCGACGGGCGCCGTGCCGCTCACAAGCGTATAGGCGAAGCTCGCGATCCCGCTCGTGAGTTGCGTCGAGTTGATCTGAAGCTGTGCGCCGTTCAGTTCTCCGACAACGGTCCAGGTGCCATCGTAACCGGCCGTCGGAGCTCCTCCCGTGCCGGCGATCTGGAATTGATTGCCGACCCCGAGGTTCGGAACCGGCGTCGATGTGGTCATCGTCGCGAGCGTCGCTTGATAGAACCATCCGGAAGTCGGCGTCCCGCCAGATCCGAAGTCGCTCGAATAGCCGTAAGCCGTCGCCGGCGCCTGCACCACGAACACCGGACAAACTTCGTTTCCGCCGACGATCGCGGTCGTGACCTGCAGAACGGTATACGTGCCGTTCAGATTGTAGGGCAGCGATCCGCCGCCTTTGAGCGGGAAGGTCGCCGGCAATCCGGAAAGCACGATCGTTCCGCCGACAACCGCATTCGGCAAGCTCGCGTAGGTGTTCGAGCCTGTGCGACCTTCGCCGAAGATCACAAGCTGATTACCAGGTGTCGAGTCGTTGATCGCGTTCGAGCTTGCTCCCCAAGCGATGCGGCGGATCTGGGTCGAAGCCGCTTGCGTGATCGAGACGATCGTATTCCCGGCCGCTTGTGCGGTTGCCGAACATGGCGCACCAGGTCCGACCATGGAGATCCGATCGAGGTTCGTTCCGTTCCACTGCCGCGGGATGTCCGTCCCGTTGAGCAAGTTCGAGAAGGCGATATATTCGATATCGTCGAAGGTGACGCTTTTCGCGAAAGTGTTCGGAAGGATCCCGGTAAAGATGCCGGTTAGCACGCCAGGATTCGCGCTCGCGTTTTCATCCCACAGCACGCCGTTTGCATCGAGCACGAGCGTGTCGACTTCCGCGTCAGTCTGCTCATACGATTTTAGCCAGTTTATATTAGCCGGATTCGACGCAAACCATACTTTGAGCTTCACGCCGTAGATCAGGAAGCTCGCATTCACGGCCGACTGTGCGACGACGTTCACCTTGAGCGTCGGAGAGTTCACGAGCGCCGGCGTCAACGGCAATCCCCAATTCGTCGTAGGTGTCCCTACCAGAACGGCGCCGTCGGACGCCGGAAGCTGTGTCTTGAACGTCGGCGTCGCCGGCGAAGTCGGATTGCCGATCGTGACGTTCAGGAAAGCGCTTGGATCCTGGCTCGTCTGGTGTCCATCGATCTCGATCTGCATTCCGAGAACAGACTGATTCGCCGGGATCGAGAAGCCGAAAGAACTTGCTTGTAGAACCTGCGAAAATGACTGGCTCGGCGCAAGCGTCGTCAGGTTCGAGGTTTTCATCACGATCAGCGTCGTATCGACAGCGTTCGTGACGTTGCAGCTATAGGTGATGTTCGTGCCACCGATGACGGCGATCGGCGCGACACACATCCACAAGGCAATAAAAACCGTGTCCGAGACGTTCTGCTGCTGCGTGAGCAGGATCCAGTTGTTTCCCTCAGTGTCCGTCACCGGGCCAAACGTGTTGCTGACGAAGACGCTTCCACTCGAGACCACCGCGAAGAGAACGTCGGTCGCGGCGATCGCTGCATTTGATGTGCATTGCATCAAACCGCCGCCACTCGAGGTCGAAGCGATCTCCGTCAAAGACGTCGATCCGAGTTCAGGGATCGCGACCATGATCCCGGCGACCGCTACGGGAAGTGTGGTTCCCGGGGTGATGTTGATATTCGTGCCGGCGGGAAAATTGCCGTAGGCGATCTGATTCGGCGTGCCGACGCCGGAATCGGTAAAGCCGGCCGGCGGCGCGGTGAAGGACGGATTCGAGAAACCCACCAGGAAGTACGCGACGAAGTCTTGCTCGCTGGTCGTGAGCGTCAGCGGTAGGCCGGTCGGATCGGAGTTCAATGCGTTCTGATTCAATGCATCGATGTACGGTCCGAGAGCTCCGCCGATGCTTCCGGAATGAGCGAGTGTCGTCGACGCATACGTTCCTGGCGTTCCGAGTTCGATGTTTGTCGGACTCGACCACACGATCTCGTTCGGAGCGTGCGTTCCCGGGATGGATTGAGCGAAAGCAGGAAGTTTCGAGACGAACAGGTTCGAGAGTACAAACTGATTTTGCCGGCCGCCGCGTGTGAACACACTCCCCGGGGAATAGTCGACATCTTGATTCCAGGGAGAGGCGCCTTCGGGAAGATCCTCCGGCGCCATCTCTGGAACGGCGCCGCCGAACACGGTCAGCGGGACGCCATTCGTCTCGAGTACGTTATTCACTAGACGCCCGTGTATCCGATTTGCAAAGACATTGGATTCTCCTTTTTTAGCGTCTCAAGAAAATCGCCTCAAAATTGACGACATCTGTAGAAATAGGGGGAGTGGTCCCACTCAGCGGCGTGGTGTTCGTGATCTCCGTTAGGCCGGCCGTACCGGAGCCGCCGCCGCCGAAAATTTGCAACTTCCCAGTGTTGGCATTGTAATAGTACGAAAGACCACTGGCGATCTGGGATTCGATGTACACAGCGACGGGAGTCCGGTCGGCGTAAGGTCCCAGATTTTTCAGAGCGAAGTTCGTGAGCGGGAGCAATCCGCCGGTGGCATAGGTGTCGCCAGCCGCGCTGAACGTGATCGTTCCATAGTATCGTGCGGTTTCTCCGGTCGTGTCGCTCCCGAGTGTCGGCGGCGTGCCGGGATTGAACTTCATCGTCGCTGTAGCCATTCGTTTTTCTCCTTATGTGGTCGGAACCACGTAATACCAGACTAGGACTGTCGCGGTTCCGTTGCCGGCCGCGAAATTGTTGGTCGCCTTGCTGATCGTCAAAGGCGCATTGTCATCCGTCGGCGGATTCCCCGCGGTGTCGGTTGCGCCTGGCCAGGGAAACGACTGGATCCGGCGATTCGGTGAGACCGTCACCAGGAAGATCGCATTGCTCCCGAGTGGCGCCGAAGCGGATCCGGCCGAGAAGCTCACCGCTCCGCCGGCGTCCGTATAGGCGTTGGATCCGCCGAAGAACTTGATCACGATCAGGATCGGAACGATCGCGAAGCCGACGCCAGGCGCCGCGACGAGCGTGATCGGGGTCGTTTGCAGGGCCAGAATATTAGCGCTCGTAAGCGCTACGGAAACGAAGGGAAGATCTTGCGCCACAAGCGAGCGGAAGCCAGGCTGACCGGCGGCTCCGGAGCTCGGACCGGCGAAGACGGTATTTGCGTTCTGGTTCGGAAGCGTGATCGTCAGCGCGAGCGTGCCGTTCGTCGTGATTGGAGATCCGCCGACGCTTGCCGAAAGTAGAGCGGCGGGAACGGCTAGCGTCAGCGCGACCGACGTGACGGTTCCGGTTCCCGCCGGCATGTCCGCGGTGACGAGAGTCCGGAAGCCAGGGGTCGCGGCGCCGCCGGACGTCGGGCCAGCGAAGACAGTGTTTGCGTTCTCAGTTGCTTTCGAGACCGCAAGCGTGCCGGCGCCAGAGATCGGAGATCCCGTTACCGTGAATTCCGCCGGCATCGTCAAACCGACCGAGGTGACCGATCCCGATCCGCCGCCGGCGACGACGTTTTGATCGGCGAGGATCAGCGGAGTCGCGATGCGGCCGAGCGTGTCATAGATCTGGACGGTGTAGATCCCGGCCGCGGCGTAGAAGTAGAAGTTCCCCAGTTGATCGGTGAGGAACGGATTCGGAAGCGCGGAAGTCGCGACAGTCCCGCCAGAAACATACGTGCCGGGATTCGTGATCGCGGCGAGCGTGTACGGCGTGGTCACGACGACGTTATTTCCGCTGACGCTGACGATCTGCCATATCCCGTTATAGCCGGCGGGGTTCACGCCAGAGATCGCGAGATAAGCGCCGGCGACGACATCGGCCGGCGGAGTCGCCGAGAAAACGAAAGTGATCTGCGCGGTCGTTGGAGACCAGGACGCGGACGAGAGCGCCGCGGCGTTCGACGTTGCGGCGTTGAAGATCGAAGCAAGCGGCGAGCCGGGTTGCGTGCTCGTGTTTGCGGGTTGCGTGAGTACGGCGACAGATGCGCCGGTGATTGCTTCTCCGGTTACAGCTTGAACGCGGCCGTCGAATCTGAACTGACTAGACATGGTATAATCCCTTCATGCCGGGTCGAGGCAGACCGTTCACATCCGAGCAAGTTACAGCGCTCAATTTTCGACATGGACATTCAGTCCGCGGCAAGAAAACCTCCGAGTACGAAGCCTACAAAACCGCAAAGAAGCGTTGCACGAATTCGAAGCAAAAGAGTTTCGTAGACTACGGTGGTAGAGGGATCAAGTTCCTCTTCGGATCGTTCCAAGAATTTCTTGATCACATCGGCCGGAAGCCCTCGCCGAAGCATGTGCTCGATCGCATCGATAACGACGGCCATTATGAGATCGGAAACGTTCGATGGGCTACAGCTTCCGAATCGTCGAAGAATCGACGAATGACCAGGCGTTTCCGCGATGCAGTGTGTCAAACTTTGATCTATGCACGATCTCGGAGCATTCGAGATCCCCACACCGGTCGATTTACTCATCAGCGATAATCACCCGACAAAGCAGAATCTATCGTCCCGCCGCCGGCCTGAAATCCTTGCGGCCGGACCGCGATGCGCTGATCCTTGCGAACGTAACGCGTGACCAGGTCGTCGCACTCTTCTTCCCACAAAGCTTTTGCTTCGTTGCGTTGCGCGGCGCCGCGACTGAAGGCGTAGGCGCGCACGATCCCGGCGGCGATGGCGTCTTCGCCGTCGATGATCCCGATCGTCACTTGCGAGTAGTTGACGCCGGATCCGATCCGTGGAAGGCTTTGTTCATAGCGAAGACGGAGATCCATGGTGTTCGTGCATCCGACCAGGTTGATCTGGTTGTTTCTCCACTCCCAGTCTCCGAAGTACGCGCCAGGAATCCTCGAGATGAGCGGCTGTTTCGACGGCTTCATCGGCGTATATTGCGCGCCGGATCCGGTCTGCCGTTGCATCAAGTTGAGCGGAAGGATCAGATCCGGCGGAAGGATCGGCGAGGAAAGGATCGCGGCGCCGTTGTAGTAGCCGTTGAAGCCGATATAGACCTGCGTTGCAGGATCGGAATTCGCCACGGGCAGAACCGAATTCAGAATGAAGTTATCGACGACGTTCGACAGGAGCCCGTTATTCGCGATGCGTCGCTGTGTTTTTCGGATCGCATTGTTCAGGAAGATAGAAGTGAAGGGGGAGGTGTCGGTCAGGATCGAGCCGGCCGTCGTTCGCAGCATGTCGTTGATCATAGCTCGAGCGAGCTGTAGACAGTTCTCCGCGATTGGGTAACTTCCGGTTTGTACTTGTGACATAAGTGTTCAGAAAAGGCATCAGGGAGCGAAGAAGTGAGGAGCTCGAATCCACACCTCACGGTCTCTCTCAAGTCAGGTTTCTCGAGAGTATCGACCGCCGCTCCCTGAAGATGTTTTATCCCGGCTTGACCGACCAGGTGCCGGTCTCGAGTTGGTGAGCCATAAAGAGATCCGAAGCTCCTTGGATGCAGTGCAGAGTGATCGCTCGGCGCGTTTCGGTTTTCTCTCCTAACGCGATTTTTTAGGAGCTTCGGAACTCTTCGGTCGCGGCGTGCGCGCTAGGCCGGCTTCGGCGCCGCGTACTTGCATCATCTGTTTGTGCACCTCGACGGTGATCATGCCGGAGAGCAGAGCTCGATCCGGATCGAAAATGTATCCGCAGGGGTGTTTGATGATCCCGGGCTTCGCCGGCTCGCCGCATCCCGGACACTCGAGCGTCTTTTTATAAATGCGATTCCAGGGACGATCTTCGCCGAAGTACGCCGCGGCGATTCGCATCAAAGGCGTAATGTCATCGATCTTGCCGGAAGCTTCGATCGAGTTCGCCATGCTCAAAAGCTTGCGATACGTCTCTTCCATCTTTTGACGCGCCGCGGCGATCTCTTTCTCGGTCGGAGGATTGTTGCGCGTCCAGAAAACTCCGAGATCATCGAGATTCGCTCCGAAAGACCACCAGGTTTTTCCGGCGCCGACGGTCGCGGTGATCGGATGAACGATGTCCGTCGCCATGAACTCCCCGGAGACGCTGTGCGTCTTCATCTCCTGCTCGATGAAGTAGGAATCGCGAACGACCGAGGGCAGAACAAGCGGCTCGGAGTACGGTTCGTCCGGCTCGCATGCCGCGATGTGGAAGGTCCCGGCGGAACCCTTCTCGACGATGTGCTTCACGGGTCCAAGATTGTAGATGTAGACGTGATAGGCGGGATCCGCCTGCATCACCTGGTCCGGTGTGTAATTCAATGCGCCGTTGTCGGCTTCTTCGCGCTCTCTCGCCGCGCGAACCGCGGCCGGTGTGTCATGTGGCATCTGCTCTTCTCCTGATTACCTGATCACGGATCGGAGACGGCCATCTCGAGGTGCCGCACTTTCCCTTCACCGATCCCTAGCGATGTTGCCGGAGCGTCACCGCTTAGAACTTGCGGCGCTAGCTCGGGGGTCCCGCATCGGACTACAATCGGTTACTGCGTTTCTCGAGAATTGCCGGCCGTCTCCTTTCCGCTTCGTGCTTTCGTGTGTGTGTGGGATCTCACTTGATCACCCGCCGAGTCTGTCGATGACCCGATCCGAGCTTGCGGACGATCTGATCTCTCGAAACTTTCATGCCGGCTTGTTTCTCGGCGATGCGTTGAAGCCAAGCTTCGCGATTCGATGCGCCGGTGAAGTCGTTCCCGTGGAACGCCGGCGCCGCGTCTAGGTATGCATCCATGGCTTGTTTATTGGCCGCTGCGCGTTCCGTGATCATGCGATTCTGGATCGCGATTCGTTTCTGCTCGAAGGTTTCTTCTTGCGCCTTCATCAAGTTCGGGATGAGCAGATCGAGAATGTGATAGTTCAGCGGCATCGCATCGATCTCGAGCTTCGCCGGCTCCTCGACGACTTCGCCGTTCTTCAGGAAGCGATGTCCGCCGCCGGTCATCTTTTTGACGTACAGATTGAACGGCGCCGGCATGTACAAACCACGCCAGGGATACTCGCCGAGCGTCGGCTCCTCGTTCTCCCAGTCCCACGAGATCGCGTACCAGAACTCCGGCGTTCCGAAACATTCTGGCGGCTTCCAGACAGCGACAAACCATGCCGCGATCCCGCCATGCTTCAAGATGGTGTGCGCGCCGTTTCGGCCGAACGCATCGGTCCCGCGGACGACTTCGAGCGCGGTTTGTCCCCACTCGAGAATAAAGTTCGGATCGCCGAAACGGTTTCGGCCGCCGATCGCGGTCAGGTATTCCTGATACTCCGGAGGAGCCGTAAGCCGTTCGTGGCCGTGTATGTACCAGTTCACGCCGTGAGTTCCATTAATTTCGCTTCGGCTGCGATGATCTTCGCCATCTGCTCATCGACCGACCAGAAACTCGGGAGCTCGATCGCCATGGCCTTCCAGCCGGCGCCGATGTCGAAGACTTCGAGATCGTTCGCCGGGAAAGATCCTTCATACTTCGGAGCCCGTTCGCCTTTTCCGCGCCGGATCGAAAAGACGTAAGCCGAAGTACAAAGCGATCCACTCATCGCGTACTTCGCGAAGAGCGTCTGTCCGTGGACAGAATACAGTTGAGGATCGCGACCTTCGGCGGCGTGATCGGCGAGGAAAGTATGGAATCTGGCTTGGTCGAGATGGTTCATTGCAGCGTATTGACGAGCGCGACGAGCTTTTCTTTCAGCTTGCACTCGTCGTATCGGCAAAGAAGGAACTCTTCGCCGTCGAGCTCGATCTCCTCGACGCCGTACTTCGAGAACAGAACGATGTCGCCTTCCTTGAGCGGGATCGGAACGATCTTGTCGCCGACAATGCGGCCTTCGCCAACGCCGACGACGCGGCCTTTGTTCGATTTCTGCTGGCCGATCTGCGGGATGTGAAGTCCGCGCTTGATGTCCTGATTCTCTTCGAGCCGCTTGATCAGGACGAAGTTTGCGAGTGGTTCGACGTTAATTGCCATGGCTAGAAAAGGCTTCCGCGCTCGGCGTCCCTCAGGATCTCGAGCGAATACTCGAGACTCGGATCGGCATCGAGAAGCGCGATCGCTCGATCGAGTTGCGAAACTTTGATCTGTAGAGCCTGGCGTCGCTGACGGAGTGTGTATCTCAGAGAAGCTCTGATTCCAAGCTTCTCGACGAGATCTCGCGGCGAGCGCGCGTTCGTTGGCTCGGCCTGTTCGGCTTCACCTGCGAAGGGTTTCCGATTATCGGCTTCGTTCTCTGGTGATGGTTTCAACATTTCGAGCTCCCTGATCCTGATTTTCCGAAACTCGCTCCGCGTAGGTTCCGGACGGAATACGCAGAGCGAGCCTCGGTCCCGTTTCCTCTACCGCGAGCGAGGATACTCTCGCTCATGGCATCACGTCAATTAGGAGTAGTAGCCGGTCGGAATCTGCGCGTTCTGGACATACGCACCCGCACGGACGTTACTGTTAAACACATTGATGGAAGTTACAAAATAAAATACTGTACTCGCGTTAATTCCACCAGATGCGCCGATCGTCGGGAAGACTGTCTGCCCGTTCACGTCGTACAGATCCGCGGCTTTCAACTCGCCGATACCCCAATATTTCAGGCACAGCGCGTCGATGCGGCCAGGCGTGGCGTGAACCGACTTGATGATGTCGTACCCGACGAAGGTGTTCGGGGTGTACTTCTTCAGCATGTCCTGAGAAGAGTCACCCTTGATTTCTTGCTGGTTGGTGATCGCGACTTGAATCGCGAGGTTTTCGATCGCGGCGGCCTGGTCGACGTTCATGTACCAGACGAGATCCGCGAGCGCCGGGGATTCATTCCCCAATGCGAGAGCAATCTTCGAAACGATCAGGCGGCCGATCTGCGGGGTGATCGCGGCGCCGCCGAGGTTCACGGTAGGCGTCGAGAGACGGCCGGGGAAGTTCGAACGAGCGAGCCCGTTCAAAGTCCCGGCGTTACCGTTGACCTGGTACGCCTTGATTCCCTGGATCGAAGTGCCTGCGCCGCCGGAAGCGCCGTTCACGATCAATAAATCGTTGGCCGTTGTGCCGGCCGGAAGCGCTTGCGCGCTGTAGATCGTGTTGACGACGCCGTCGACGTACGAGATCTGGAACGAGCCTCGCGATACGCCGCCGACCGACGGGAAGACTTGCACGACTTGGTTGTCGAAGAACTGGTTCGCGTTCGATACGACGATATTCGAGAACGACGGGCCAGCCGGACCGGAAGCCGAGTTCGGAGTCGTCACCGTCGCGAGTGTTCCAGAGCCGTCGCCTTGGAGATCCGCGTCCAGATTCGATTTGAACTGTTCAAGAGTATGCGTGAATTCCGACGCCTTCACCTGGACGCGGGACTTCTTTCCGTTCTCCGTCGACCAGAGAGCTTGCGCCGTAATCTCGCATGCTTCCGAGAAGCTGACCGGCGTCAGGAATTGCGCCGCGTAGAACGATCCCGTTCCGCGACCCATGTCCCCGCCATCTGCCGAGAATTGCTGGTGCGTCGAGCCGGCGGCGATTCGCATCGGAATACGAAGCGACGGTCGACCCGTTGCGTCAAAGCTGGATCCCGAGCTTCCGCCTGTCGAAGTCGACATCGGAAGAACGCGTCCAGCTTTCTTTAGCCGCGCGTAAAAGGTGTCTTCGGTGAGCATCAAGTCCGGAATTTCTTCCCGAACTGTCTCAAGCTCGACAGCTTGAACGGCGGCTTCATTTAGAGCGGCCATATAGGCTGCTCCCTTGTTTTAGACTTACCTGCTGCGATTTCTTCGAGCGCGGCTTCGCCCCTGCCGTGTGAGTTTGCTAGGTAGTGACACGCCGTAGCGTGTTTGTTGCATCGCTCTGCTCGAGCTCGAGTTTCCGGTTTAACGTGACTCCGACACGATCGAGTAGTCGAGAGAACGAATCTTGTGTAGTTACCACTTGGCGAGCTTGCCGTTTAAGAGCCAGGCTTCGCCATGGCCGGCGGCCTTCATTCCAAGGAAGCGCGCCTTATCCGTCTTCCGGAAGTCGACATCGAGCGTCTTCGGCACGCCTGGCACGTAGTTGCTCCCGCCGCCAGATCCGCCGGCGGGACGCCGTGCGCCTGGCCGGTTCCCCGCGGCCTTGCCGGCCGGCTTCAGGTTAAACTCGCGGATGAGTTGCTTCACGACCGCCGGCATCTTCGCCTTGGCGTTCTGGACGATGAACCGCACGGCGCGATCTTTGTCTCCGCCCTTCATGATCGCCTTGTAGCGTGTCTGATATTCCTTATTCGTGTTGACCGTTCGCGACAGTTCCGCATTGATCTCTTTGCGAAGCCGGTTCGCGGTCTCGAGCCGAAGCTTCAGACCGCCGAGCTCCGCGCGGATCAGTCGGTTCATGTGCGCGGTGACCTGGCCGTTCACGTCCTGGCGTACCGAACCATAGAACATCTTGGTTCGTTCGGTCTCGATCTCCTGCTCGCGTGCATCGAGAGCTTCGCGATCGCCTTTGAGCGGATCCGGAGATTTCGATTTTGTCGCAAGGTCGCGCAGATTCGACAGAAACCCTTTGATCTTGGTGAGCTCGCCAAGCGCTACTTTCCCGGGATCGCCGATGCCAGCGAGCGCGGTCTCGAGTTGATTGAAGACGCTGATCACTCCGTATGAATCGAGGAAGCGCCACACGGGATCGGAGATCTCTCGCGCGTAGCCTTGCGGATCCATCTGCTCGAGCTTGGCGATCGCCGGCCGGATCAGCGATTTGAATCCCGCCGGATAATCCTGAGCCCATCCATCGATCACCGCAGGATCGCCGCGCCGGAAGCCATCTTCGAGTTGCCGGCCGGCTTCGAGTTCTTCCATCGCGGACGCGAGACCTTCTTCGCCGCCGTGCGTTTCGATGAGTTCGGCGAGTTGCTGAAACTTCTGGACGCCGCCGAGTTGATTGACCTGGTTAACTTTGAAAAGTGCGCTCGAGATGTCCTTCTCGAGTCGTGGGAATTGTTTCGCGAAGTTCGGATCGGCTTGTGAGAGGGAACGAAGCGCTTTGCGAATCTGGACCGGGAGCGCCTTGGCGTCGATACGTCGACCGCCGCGGTCTCCCTCGCTTAACTCTTCTTCTTCTCCGCCTTCGCCTTCACCTTCTTCGGCGCCTTCTCCTTCATCGCCGGCGCCGGCTCCTTCGTCTCCGCCTTCGGGCTCGTTGTCGAGTGTCTCGTCGCCCGTTCCGCTTTCGTCTTCAATCAAACCTAGATCTTCACCGTCCAGCATAGCCACCTCTCCCTGATTACCTGATTTTTACTGAATCGCGCCGACGGTTGCCGGCGGAGCTTTTTTCGCGGCCGCAGTTGCGAGCTCGGCCGCTTTATCCTGATTCTCTTCCGCTTGCATTTTTGCGGGGTTTAGCTGGATCCCGACCTTGGCCGCGGCCTGAACCTGGCCATCGATCGGGAGATCCTTGAAATTGATGCTCAAACTCTCAGAGACGGGCTTCTCCGGAGGTCCTTGCTTGCCGGCCTGCTGCGAAGCGAGCGCGTTTTTGTGCTCGTCATAGTGGAGACGAAGATTCGCGAAGCCTTCGGGATTGTCGACTCGAGCGCGGATCCCTTCGGCTTTATTCGCGAACGTCTTGATCTCTCCCATCTCGTTCAAGTGATCGTCGAGTTCTTCATCGATCGGGACCGAGGAAACTTCCGGCGGGATACTCTTCATCGCTTGCGTGAGCGTTGCGATCGCTACTGGATCGGCGCCGCCGGCGACGAGTTTCGCGAGTTGCTCTTGTGCGGCGAGTAGCTTCGGATTCGGCTGAACCGTTCCCTCGAGCAAGAGAACGATCTCGCCGGCTTGCTTGGCGGCCGCTTCGGCCTGTGGAACGACAAGCTCGGGGAGTCCGGCCTTATCCTTCGCGATCATCAAGTTTCGAGGAACCGTCAGAATCGCGCCGAGCACAGGATTCTTTTCGGCCGCGGCCATGAGTTGTTGCCACACGGCGCGCTGCGCTACCCAAGACTCGGGGAAGTTCTCGTCCGTGTCCGGATAGCATCGAATATTGCCCTTGAGATCTTCGGAGTTGATCCGCAGATGCTCTTTGACGCCGCCGGCGGCCGGAACTTCGCCGGACATCGTGCCGTTCCGGAACTTCGCCGCGCACTGTACGGCCTGGCGAATGATCTGTGCGTAGCCGGCCTTGATGTTGCGCCAGGTCAGGCCGATGCGGCCGAGCGCTTGGTCCCGTTGCGAAGCGATGCCGCTCGCGGTGTCGTTCGAGCCGGTATTCCCGCCGAATAGAGCCGGGAAGGCGCCGCAAAGGAATTGCGCGAACTCGCCGAAAAGTTTCTCGATGTACACGAGTAAGCCTTCGGCAATCTGGATCTGTGGCTCGACGTAGATGTTCCCGGCGAGATCCTTGTCGGGCTTGCGCTTCATCTTGAGATAAGTGTTCGGCTTCCCCTGGATCTCTTGGAGCGCTTCGGTGTCGACGGCTTCAGAATCGACCCATTTGATCGGGATCAGGTGCATGAAGGCGTCGTGCACATAATCCATGCAATCGTTGAGTTTCTCCTGAAGCGGAATAATCGGGGAACCGAGCGCCGGCCGATGCGTTCCGTCACCTGGCCGCGCGTGGATCAGCGTAAGGTGATCGTTCATCGATTCCTTGACCGCCTGGCAAACTACTGTGCCGACCATGGCAACGCGAGCGCCGTTCGGGAAGTTCTGATAAAGCCAGTTGCGCTTTTTCTGGTCTTTGATCTCGCGGAAGAAGGACGGCCGGAACCAGGATATCGTTTCCGTCGTGTTGTAGGTCATCGCGTCGTTGGTCATATTCGACGGACGCATTCCGGTCATGATCGAAGTCCGTGCGAGCCGCGCGTATTCGGTTTCCGCGCTCGGAGATTGCATCGCCTGGATGTCGTCGGCCTTTTCCGGATACTTCGTCTTCATGCGCGTGATATCGAACTCGCCGGCGATCTGCGCGTAATCACATCCGTTGAGATCTTTCGCTTGCATCGGGACTTTCGACTCGAGCGCGCCGAAGGCTTCGATGATCTCCTGTCCACGGGGGCGACCTCGATCGACGGTCCCATCTGTCGCGGCTTCCTCTGCGCCGGCCTTCTCGCCGAGTTCAGGAAGATACGACAACTCGTCATCGAGATCGCTCTCGTGTTCGTAACCGAAGCGTTGCCCGTCGATCTGGTAGCGCGTCCACACTAGAGTGCGTGAATCGGTCCAAAGGAAGCGGGAGATCTCTTCCTGGAGCACGATCATATTGTTCGCGCGTTCGATCAGCCGGCGAGCACCGTCGGAATTCTCGGCCGCGGTCATATCCGCGGGATTCGTCGGATCGTCAGGCTCGAAACGTACGCTCGGCGTGCCGGCCGTCAATGCCGCGGTGACGGTATCCGCGAAGGCCAGGTAGATGTTGGTCTCTTGATTGTGGTCATCGTACGACTGGCCGCCGACAAGGATCAGTTGCGGCAGAACCCATGCGCCATTTTTTCCAGGCAGCAAATACTGATTCCCGCGGTAGAAGTAGCGCGCTTTCCACGCATCGCGCACTTCGAGCCGATAAGAAGAGAGATCGCGCTGCGCGGCTTTCATGCAAAGATCTTTGAGGAGTCCCTCTTTCTCCTCGCGAGTCATGTCCTCGTCGTTTTCGAGATCGACGACATCTTCCTCGAGCACGGCATCGACTGGACACAATTCGCCGGGAAGAAAGTCGTCTAGATCGCCGTTTTGCTCGTCCGGATTTTCTTGTTCGTCCTGCTCGAGAAGTTCTTCGGCCATTAGTGGCGTGCGGACGCGTAGGCGAGAGCCAGGCGTGCGCGGTTCCCTGTCTTTCCTGAGTCGTGTTTGTGTTTTTCAGCGAATGCGTGCGTAGACATGCCGGCGCGCTCGGCCGCGGCTTTGAAAACCCCGCGAGTTCCGCGGCGTTCGATGCCTTCGGAGACTTTTTGCATCCATTTCCCCGACTTACGAGCCATGACCTTTCCCCCTTTTCATCCACTTCAGACTTTTTCGCGGAATGTCGTGACCTTCCTTCCGAGCGAGGGAGATCTGTATCGCGGTGGCCTGACTTTTCTTTTTGACGATCGGTCCGCCAGGTCCGGAGTGCAATTTTCCCTGACGGAAAAGCGACATTACTTCACGCGCTGGCATGGTTTCGCGGCTTCGCGACACTGACGATCCGCACGAGCGGAATTCCGTCCTTGTCGCAGAGATGGATCTCGTCTTCGCGCATCAAAGGATCTTGGACGAGCTTCAGACCACAGAAAGTATGATCGAGAAGCTTTTCGGTGAAGGCTTCCGAACCTTCCGGCGCGCTTGTGATCACTTCCGCTTCGACGTAGATCCCTGAACTCAGTAGCGCGGCGAGTTGTATCGGATGCATGCGCCAGCAAGCCGCGCGATTCTGCAGATCCGGCCGATCGCTAAGCAAATTGAACCGCGCGAAGCGCCCACAGTTCGGAGTCATCCTCGAGCCAGCGAGATGAAGTTCAATCGGCGTGTTCGTGCTCATTGCAGCATCCCTTTGGCTCGACCAGTCCTTCGACTTCTTCGCATTCGCTCTCCGCGAGCTTCGGATCAGCGATGTATTCGCAGTTTGCACAGTGCGTGTCGCCGCGGCCGTAACCGGCTTCCGCCTTCGACACCTGGCGCACCTGGCGGAAGCCGGGATCCTCGACAAACGGCGTGCCATGCACGTACAAGCCGCAAACTTCTTCGTCGACGATGCGGCCGATCACCTCGACGCATGCACCAGGTCGGCGAATGAACTTCCAGCACCCGCCACACCTGGCGCCTTCTGGCCGACCGATCGATGCCGGCGAGAAGTACAGGACCGCGGACTTCGCGTCTTTTACTTTTTCTGCCATGAAGAGCCGCTTCCTAGCCGGCCAGGATAGGGAGTCCGTTCGAGACCTGCCCAGGTTGGAAAAGGCGTTCGCTGTTCGAAGAAGTAGCTGATCCCGCCGGGATGCATGAAAAATATCAAGTCATCAATTTCCGTCGGCCGAGAAATTCTCGCCGGGAAGCTGTAAACGCGGAACGGCCAGGTCCGGACGGCGGTCGCTACCGCGACGCCGTCGACCAGGCTCCGGAGAAAGTTTCGACGATCCATCTAGGCCATAAAGCCGACGTGCTCGCCGGCGTCTCCGCCTTCTTCTTCGAGACCGTGCTTTTCGCCAGCGACTTCGGCATCGTCCCGCGACATATCGTTGAGATGATCGGCGTCGTCCATGGCGTGCGCGCCGTGCTCGTGCGCTTCTTCGATCGTGGCGTGATGCACGGGTCCGTGCTTGTGGCCGTCTTCGTGATGCGTGATAGACGAATAGGCGTGATCCGATTCGCCTTCGGCGCTTTTCTTGATGATGTGCGTATGCGCTGGACCGTGCTCCATCACGACTTGCTTGATCTCGTCGTGACCGCTTGCTTCGTGTTCGCCGCCGGATTCTCCGCCGATCGGCTTCGGTGCGCGCTTGTTCATCGAGCCGCGGCCGGAATTCGATCCCTCGCCGTGCCGCGTCGAGTCATAGCGCTCGACCATTTGACGGTTGCCGGACATCTTGCCATCTCGAGACGTGAGTCCCTTCATGGTAGGACCTCGCTTTCCTTTTCTTCGACTGGAACTTGCCAAGAGCCGGACGCGACGGCTTTTTCCTGCTCTTCAGCGGTCATGGCTGCCCACTTCTTGCGGAGCTCCGAAAACATTGGCCGCATGGATTCGCCAAGCTTGACGGATCCGATCGACGGCTTCCGTGGTTCGGTTCGGCGAACGTAATCGCCGCCGGCCGGCGAGCCGGTTTGATTGTTCATAATCGCGAGCTCGAGCCGTTCGCACTTCCCGCGGTAGAACTCAAGATCTCGCCGCGCGTCATCGAGTCTTTTCCGCTCGAGCTTCAAATCCTGCTCGAGTTGCGCGATGTACTTCGCGGCGAGAACATCGGGCTTCAGTTTCATCGGTGCCATGGTAGCTGTTTGACTTTGACGCCGAGTGCGACAAGGGCGCCGATGACGAATGTCGCCAGGAACAAAGCTCCGACAATTTCGAGTACTGTCTTCACCTGATCACCTCCGCCGGCCGCGGGGAATCTGGAAAGCTATGTCCGCGCTTGCCGGCTTCGAGCTTAGCCGCAAATACTCCATGTACTTCGCGGTCGGATCCTTGATCTTCTCGACCGCTCGCTGAAGCCGAACTTCCCGCGGCGTGTTCTTCTCTGTCGCGTAGCTCATCACGCCGTAACGGAACGATTCGCAAACGTCGAGGAAGAGCTCGTCGCCTTCAGCTTCGGCGTCTTCCGGGACTTTCGTGCTTCGCTGAAGTTTCGGAATCGACTCGATCACGTCCGGACAGCTATCGAGCACGGCGACGTCTTCGGTATCGATCAGAGTGTAGCAGAGCCGCCAACCATCCACGCGCCGGTTGTTTGCTCGAGCCGGCCGCGGTAGATCGTACTGAACGAAGACGTCTCCCATCTTGTCGGCGATCGAATGATGCTGATCGACCTTCGAGAAGCGGTCCGGCGAGAGGTAAATATACGAGATCTTGTCGAACTTGTCGCCGGTGTGATTCGCCGCGACGATCTTCTCGGCGAGGAGCTCTTCGTTCGTCTGCCTGGCAATCAGTTGACGGTAGCAGAGCAGGATCGTGCGCTCTTTGTCCGGATCGTATTCCGTTTTGATCCGGACTCGAGACCACCAGAGAACCACGGTCGCATGCTGGAAGCCCCAATCGATCGAGATCCAGCGATCTTGCCAGTCCTCGAAGACGACATCCGAGAGCTTCTTGACGTGCCGGCCTTCGTACTTGCTCGTGCGCGGGTTCCAGATTGCGTCGAAATTCTGGAAGAACGTGCCGGCGAGAATGTCCCACGAGCCCGGAATCCATGCGGCGCGAAGCACCGGATCGACGATGCCATTCAGCGCGGCGACATAGTTGCAATCGTTCGCATAGACGAAGTTATCTTCGTACGTCGAGTGGAAGGACTCGTAGTCCTTCGGATCGTAATTCAACGCGAGCTCGCCGACGGGCTTCTTCGTGATCCACAGCGCTTTCACCCATCCGGAGCCGATGCCGTTCGGATTCGTGACGCCGGCCATGCGCGGTTTCACTTTGTACTCGACGCCGTCGAGCCAGTACGTTTTGATCGGGCAGCGATTCGAGCCCTTCAGGAAGTCCCATTGCCGATAGGTGAACTGTGTGAGCTCTTCCCATCCGATAAACAGGTACTCGCCGCCCTGATACTGCATCAAGTCCTTGTCGGTCTTGATGTGTCCGAAGAAGAGCTTGGATCCGTTGTGGAACGTGACGATATGCTTCGAAGCGTTGTACGAACGGTAAAGCTTCTTCGGAACTTGCTTCGTGAACGCGTCTTCGATTCCGCCTTTTTCCATGGCGGTGAGCGTGCGCCGGAGCAGAAGACAGTTGCAGCCAGCGACGAGAAGACATTCCGAGATTGCTTCCCACAAAAGCGCGGTCGTTTTCCCGCCGCCGCGGCCGCCTTCAGAAAGCGGATAGGTAGCGAGTGACGCGTGGAAGGCTTCTTGCTTCGGCTGTGGTCTGTAGTAATCGCCGATGCAAATGTCGCCGGCTTCGTTCACGCGCGCTCGCGGTTTCGAGGTATCGCCGAGATGTCAATGTGAACCGGCGGAAGCTCTTCCGATCCGGCGACGATTTGAACTGGCTTCCCGAAGAGATAGTGATTCGCAAGTTTGAACGACTCGAAGCGGATCTGCACATCTTCGTGGGCAAGAAAATATTCCCACTGCGTTTTCAGTTCCGCTTCGGGGAGAACCGAGTTCAACAAGCTTTTAATTGAATCTGTGACTTTGTTCGGCGTGCCTTTTTTGCGGCCGCCGGTCTTTTTTCCTTTTGCCATCGCCTGATCCCTGATACTCGAGTGACCTGATCACTCGTTTAATGCTTCGGTCGGATGTCATCCTGATCGAGTTTGTTTTCGATCCGTTGCAGCCGATCGCGAATATCGACCTTCATCTCGTCAAACTGCTCCTTCTTCACGGTGTCCTGGTCGAGTTGCCGGAGGTGATCTTCGTGTTCCGTCATGCGCGCCGCGAATGTCCCGTACATTGCGCCGGCCAGGATCAGTGTGCTCGCGATGCCAACGAAGATTTGCCACCAGCTTACAATGAACCCGGTGATCTTTTTTTCTTCAGGCATCAGAGATCCCTCACGAATGAACGCGCACCAAGATACGCCACGATCAAAAGATGCGAGATCCGATCGATCTCGGGGATCCGCTCTCCTAGCAATTCTGACACAAAGAAAATTGTTGCGACTGTCGCGAGCGCGAAGATCTTCAGCCGGCGCGTTTCCGCGCGACGTTCCTCTCGCATGGATCTCCTCCGCTCTACCAGATTGGAACGTCGTTTCGATGCGCGTGAATTCGGTGAATGTTTCCGGGGACCAGGATCACGCCGGCGCTCATCGGCGGAAGCCACGTTCCGAGAAACCGCCAAAAGCGGGTGTCGTGTTTCGTCAGGTGCCGGCCGAGGAGCGTCAAGCCGAGATTTGCGGTCGTTCCTAAGCCAGCCATCGAATAGTTCCAGCCGGCGCCGTACGGCAATCCGCGCGAATCGTGTGTGTAGCGGCCGGGCTCGTTGTCAGTCGCGACTTTTGCCGTCCAGAAATATTCGGCCGCGGATCCGGCGATCGAGCGGTCCGCATCGAGTCTCCTTTTACTGGACCTGATGCCATGTATAAACAGGACTCAAATTTGTGCCCGGTGTGCCGGTATAACTGTACGTCGAGCGCAGTTTCACGGTCACGCCGCTCGCGACGGTCAAGCTCGCTACGCTGGTGCCCGTGAGAGTAATGATGGGCTGCTGTACGCCGGTTTGGTAAGGCGTTGGTGCTTGGAGCGTCAAGGTATTCGATCCGCTCGTGGTCGCGTTTTTAATCGTGCAGGTTTGTCCACCGAGCCAGGTCGCGTCCCACAAAACCTCGTTCAGGCTTCCACTTGTCGTGTTGGCTTCGGAATATCCGCAATCCACGTCTTGAAGCTGAATAGTGGGCGTGGCAGTGGCGGCCTTGAAAGCGACCAGTCCGTTTGCCCAAGGATTCCATGCGGTGTAATAAGCAGGCTGAGAAACCGTGACGCTCGTCGCTCCAGCCGTCGATTGAATTCCACCGAAAAGCCCGATCGAGCCGGAGTTGTTCTGCAGCGGAAACGATCCAGTCGTTCCCCACCACGTAGCGATTTGGGCGATAGGACTGTAGAGCCATTGTCCGGTGTACGGAACGACGAAATCTCCCGCAACGGTTGTCGTCGCACTCGTCGTGCTCCCCGAGCCGGTCGTTCCGGCAACGGCGGTCAACGTACTTGCGACATCCAAACAGGAAGCCGCAAGCCCCTGCACCTCTATTCCACTCAAATATGCCTGGCTGATCGTCCCGGTAAAGGTTTGCGTAAAGGTTTCTGCGGCGGCGGTTGCGGAGTTGCAGTTATAGTACGCGCGGAGATACCCATTCGTTCCGTAGTTGAAGGCTGCCGCGACCGCGGTCCATGTCAAGCTCTGCGAATCGCTCGGAGCGTTTACCGAGCACGAAGCGCAAACGACGTTCATCACCCATATAATCCCGCTCCCCGCCGTCGTGTTGAAGGGCATCTGGCACGTAACCGTGGTGCCACTTCCGAGAGCGCAGTTCGTATTGTTTACATTCGTGTCGACAAACTGCAACACATGCGGCTGGGCGATCGTGCCGCCTGAGTAGGTATTGAAATTGCCGGACGCTAAACTGTTACCAAAAAGATAATTGAAGCCGTGGATGAAGTACGGCCCGATAAAGTTCGTGTCGGAAAAATAGTTCAGGTGAATCGCGTCAACGTTGTAGTACTGCGTATTGCTGTTCGCGCCGTCCGCTCCGAAATGCACGTTTCCCGCGAGATCGATGTACAGATCCGCGAAGGTTGGCGCGATCTGGCGGAGGATCGGGTTCATCGCGTCTTTAAAGGCATCCGCGGTGGTGCGGGAAATCTCCGTGGAGACCATGCACTTCGCTCCGGCCGCGTGCGCCTGCTTGCAGAATTGCGCCATCTCGTTCGCCGTCTGAACGGCGGTGGCGTCTTGGTTTGTGCCGCACCAGAGCGAGACAGCATTGCGCCCAGCGGCGGGATGGATCAGCGGAAGAATATCCATCGGGAAACGGTAATTAAGAGTGCTGCACGTCGTGGAGTTTTGCGCGACGTTCGCTTGATACACGGGGTTCGTGCCGGAGAAAGCGTGGATCGGAAAGTTAATCGCTTGCGAGAGAGAATCGCCCGCATGGATCAAAACGTCGGTCGGGTCGTTCAGCGTCGGCTGCACACAGCAAGCCTGCTGGGGGATGTTGTTCGTCCCTCCGAGCGCCATCGTGACGCCTCGCTGGCCTGTCATCCATGAATTCAGAGCTTGCGCGAGTTGCGCTTGCTGCGGTTGCGTGAGCTGGCCGCTGTAGCCGCCAGCGGCATAGATCCTTCCGGTGAAGCAGCTATAGGGATTCCCTTGCGGGCTGCAGCCGAGCTGGTACACACCGCTCGATTGCGTCGGCGTGTTGCCGCTGTTCTGCGTGATAATAGAGGAAATGAGTCGCTGGCCGTTCAGATACCAGGCATCCGGCGTCGTGCCCGTGGTAACGCTAAGGACAAAAGTTCCCTCAAGGCCGCCAGCCATGATGTTGTAAAAATCGGTGCTCTGATTTTCGAGGACACTAGCTGGATGGTAGGCAAGTTGCGAACTCGGGACGTAATTAGCGATGTGGCCGGACCCCGCCCCTGGGAGCCAGGCAGCCGCCAATACGAAATCATTTGCCGTGCTCGTCACGGTCCCGCAGAGTAAGCAAAGAAGCTCATACCCCTGACCGCCTGCTGTGACTCCCGAAGATGAATAGCCAGGAGGCCTCGGAAGAGTGTTGGAGATCACTGTCGGCTGAAAGCTCACAACCCAAAAAAAGGTTTTCGACGAATTGACCGAGGCCGGATACGAACATCCCTGCAGTGAAGAGCCGACGAGATTGATCCCGCCGCCGTTCGCGACCGGATTCCACGTCGGGGCCTGGCCGCCAGCGAGAAACGTGCACACGTTGCCGTTGCCGCTGGCATCGCTTCCGGCTGTTCCCGTGCCATCTAGAAATTGATTGAAAAATGTGAGTGTGGATGTGGAAGGTAGCGCGGGACTGCCGAGGCCGCCGCCGCCGCTGCTACTTGTCCCTGGCCCGTACCCGCCGGCGGGGTTTTGCGCGAACACACTGAACGCGGCGAGCAAACAAACCGCGGCGAGTGTGAGGATCCGTTTCATGTTTCTTATGCTCCGATGGTGATGATCCAGCCGACGGAGTTTCCGTTCGACACTAACTTCGCGCGAGCGAATTTCGCTTCGGTCCATGTCGCGTCTAAGTGGAAAGAATTGTTCGTGCCGACAGTCGTGACGTTCCCGCTCGCGATCGTCGTGTATCGCGCGTCGGCATCCACATCGGCGACTTGGACGTCGACTTCGAAAGCCCCTGGCGCGCCGTTCGCGACGCCGTTCACGTAAAAACCGATTCCGCCTGATGCGCCGGCGCCTTGCATCGGAAGCGCGAAAGCCTTGCCGGCTTGCGGCGGCGTCGGCGCTTCGTACTGGATCGAGTTCGCCTGTCCGCCGGTAGCGGTGTCCGCCGGCTGATGCAAGATGACATCGTCGAGCGGAAGAAGCACGACAGTCGTCGCGTTCGTGACCGACTGGATCAGGTAATTCCCGCCGAAGCGAGTTCCGCCGACAGAAACGATCTTGCCGACCGCGGCGACGGAGATCTGATCGGTGAGCGTACAGATCTCGCCGGCGGCGAAGTTATGGTTTCCGGTTGTGACAAGTGTGACGATCCCGCTCGCTGCTCGAGTCAGTGAAGAGATGGCCACGCCAGCAAGCGCGCCGAAAGAATATCCGACGATCCCGCCGCGCTCGATTCCGCGCATCGGATTCGTCGGGCTTTGAACGGCATAGTTCGGCATCTCAATCCCTTCCCTTCAAGCGAACGAGTACCGCGGTGAAGAGCGACGTAAACGCGTTCGTCAAAAGCGTTCGGCCGGTTTCCGCGGGATCGTGTTTTGTCATGTGCATGACGAAGGCGATCGTCCCGATCCAGACGAGTAGGCCGATGAGCACGGCCAGGTGTCCGCCTGGTGAATCGAGGAGATCGAAAAAGTCTTTGAGTTTTTGCATGTAGGAAGAGCGCCGCCGGACGGGTTGTCAGGGGTACGACGGCGCTCCTGGACGGAAGCTTTAGAGCGACGGTTCGATCGTGTAATAAACCGTGATGTGCATCGTCCCGTTGCCGGCGGCGAAGTTATTCGTCGCCTTCGCGATCGTCAACGCGGCGTTGTCTTCAGTCGGCGGGTTGCCGGCCGTGCCGAGCACGCCGACGCCGACCGCGGCCGCGAAGAAGTCGACGACCTGAATACGCCGGTTCGGCGAAACGGTCACGAGGAAGATCGAGTTCGCAGAAAGCGCGCACGCAAGCGAACCCACGGCAAACGACACGGCGCCGCCGGCGTCGGTATACGCCGCGGAGCCGGCGAGCAAGCGCATCACGATCTTTTCGGGCTTGATGAACCATCCGGCGAGACCCGGCGCCGGGACGAGAGTCACAGGCGTCGTCTGAAGCGCAAGGATCTGCGCGGACGTCAGCGTCACGTCGGCGACTTGCAAACCGACGCAACCTTGCGGACCTTCAGCGAAGCTAGGACCGCCTTGTCCGCCGACGAGCGTGTTCCACGTCGCGGGATTGACCGCGGGAGCAAACGGAGGTGCCATAAAATTTTATTCTCCTATTCGGTGATTAGTTGCAGGACCGTAAAGCCGCCAGAATTGCAGGGGAGCCACACTTGAGAAACTCGAGCGTACAGCTTCGCGGAGGTAAACCGTCGACGCTTGCCTGTGCCTTTTGCTCGAAGCTCGAGATCTTTTCCATGAAGTCTCAGCGCGTCAGCGACAGAGATCGAGCCGGCTCGCATGCCGTACGCGTTGTAGAGCGGAATTTTCGGATCGATCGACACCAGGAGCGTCAAAAGTTCCTCGATTCACGCATCGAGTTCTCCGTAGAGTTGCGACCTGACAGGGAACGGCGTCGAGCGACGCCAACGAGCAAGAAAATACAGGACTTGATCGCAGCGTGTCAAGTGCACGCGTCAAAGCTCAATGTTTTAGGGGATCGGTGACGATCTTCCAGATCTCGAAACCGCTGAGAAGCGTGGCGCGAGTCTCGTGCACTACTTCATCTCCTGGTAACCGTCATGCGAGAAGCTTCGATTCATGCGGCGCCGATCGTCTTCTGCGATCAGCACGGGACAGCTTGCCTTACGATCGGCGGTTAGTCCCATGTGATCAGCGCACGGTTGCCGTCGAACAAACTTGTAGAGGCAATGCGGACACTGCCACCTCGAGCGAGCTCGACCGAACTCATCGGTTCGCGAGATGTGAATCGGCTCGAACTGTGAGCGCTTCCCGGGCTCGCCGAACGGCAAAGTTAGGCCGAGATCAGGCATCGATCAGAAACCCTCTAGCGCGGAGACAACTCGCGCAAATGATCCTGAAGTTCTCTGTCCCATAATCGACGTTATTCCTGTTTTCATGGCACAGCGAGCAGCACACGACGCCGAGATCTTTCGGACTGGCGCGCTCGAAGTGATCGATGTCGAGCGCTGTTTTGATGTGCTGGCAAAGCATATAGCCAGGCGCGCGCTCGCCGGGATGATCGGCGCATTCGACAATGGGATACCCAAACTTACCCACCTGATACCTCGAGCCGGACGTGATGTCGAGCGATGCCGCCGGCATTCTTGAACCTGGTCGAGCCGCGGCCGATCTCCTGAACAAGCCGGAAGTGTTTGTGATCATCGCACAGATTCCCGCCGGCCTTGCGGTTTCTGTGCCGGCCGCACATCGGCTTCCGGCAGTAGTCGCATGGGTGCGGACCTGGCATCGAGCAGCGATAGCAGGTGCCAGGCTCGGGGATCCCACCGATCGGCCGGAAGCGACTCTCAGTCTTGTGTTGGCGCGTATAGCGGATCTTGTTTTTATGCCGCGGTCGGTTCAGTCCCATTAGAGCTTTCCCTTCCAGGAGAACCGCGGAGGAACGGCGTACGCTTTACGCACCGATACTTCCCGGCGCGTTTCTTTTCGCATCTCATCATTCCCCCTATTCGATCACGTAGACAACCAAGTGAATCCCGAGCTCGCAGTGTCCGGAGATCAAGCGAGCTTTCTTCCCCTGCCATTCGTCGATTTGTTCGTCGTCGTTCCAGATCACCCCTTTCAGCGCGTCGAAGACAAGCTTCTCGAGGTTGTCGCCGTCGACACGTTTAGCAAATGGAATCTTGAAAACCATCTGGACGCCGAAGCGCTCGTCGGTCGGTTTCAAGGTCGGCACAATCATCTTGAGTTGCCGGCGGAGTTTCTTCTTCGCGTTCTCCATGAACTTCGGATTGAAGCGGTGCCGGCCATGTCCGCCAGCACGCTTCCACGAGATCGGCTCGCCAGGGAAAAACGCGTTGAGGATCAGCCGATTCACTTTGGCTCGCTCTCCGGCTTGGCCCGCCGCTCCGTATTTGCTTCCTTAGCGCGGTTCCGCTCCAGCATGTCTGCCCACACCAGCAGTTCGCTCGTGCCCACGGTTCCCTGATTCGCTGCGACTTCGCGCATCTGCTGAGCTACGATGTGTGAAGGCGTTTCCGCACTCGCCCCGGCCACGCCCCACTGCTGGGCCATCGCTCTCGCTGGCCCTGGATACGTCCTTGCCCTGTCAATGTGCCGCGTTGGGGATGGTCCCAGTTTGTTTTGGCCACTAGGTGTCTGGTTAGCTCGCCTTGCTGCTCGCCCACCCGGTAACACGTTCGTCG